ATTGAGTGATTGGAACTCTAGCATTATTAAACTCGCCATCTTGAGTGTAACTTCTACCAACAACACTACCTGTTTGGAAATACAAGCGCAATGCATCTTCTGGATTATATGCGTTTCCTGTTCCTAAATCAACCTCGTTTAAACCATCTGCATCAATAAATACTCCATCAGGCACAACTCTTGATACCACTTGTTGAATTTTTAAATGTGTCATTTGAATTAAGTCTGCAAAAGGAATCATTCTTCTTACCAAAGACTCTAAAGAACCTTTATACATTCTAGGTGCTGCCGCTACATAATTTGGCATCGCATACTGATTAGAAGATTTAGGCCTTACCATGTTTTCTGCCAATTTCCATTGTAAAACAATATTAGTTCCCATAACCATAACACCATCATACCATACGTCAATTCTTTTAGTTACCTTTTCAAACTTTCCTTCTTCCATCATTTCCTGAGGAGGATTAAACTGATCGTCCTTTTCAACTGTCTTGTATGATCCGTCTGCTAATTTTTTTCTTTTGTACACAAACGAATGTGTTGTTTTATAATTAAAATACATTAACGTTGCAGTGTCTCTGTAGAACATACTGTTTTCGTAAAACTGCGCAGTATTAAAATAATTATACCATGACTGACTGTACTTAGCAATCTGGTTTAAATCTTCATTTGTTAAATCTGGATCAATCTTAATTAGCTCCGTCATTGGAACTGTTTTTATTTCTCCCCAATAAAAGCAATCCTTAAAATAAGGATCTTCAGTATAGCTATAAACAACATTAGCTGGATCTACATAATCCAGTTTTACGCCAGATCCTGGTAGAAATTCATGCTTTGTTATACCTATACCTATAGTTGTTAAATCATAATCTACTCTACTTCTAATATCATTATAATGATTTTCAGACATCAAAGTATCAATAGCGGTTTCTTGAGCAATTTCAACAGCTGGTTTATATTTCATATTCATAAACAGCTCCATTTCTTCATCGCTTTCCGGAAGCTCGTCTTCATTTGATTGAAAAACATTAACTCCAAAATCGTTATCTATTTGTTGAAATAATGGTTTTGCTAATACCTCACCTTCAATCATCTCCTGAAATTCATTTCTTTTCTCAGCAGACAACGCATCCTCAGCGTAGGCTTTAACTTTAAAAAGTCTGTCTGACATTCCGTTTACTACGATGTCGACAAACTTTGGTATTATAGGTACGGGTGACCAATCTAAATTCAGATAACTTAAGTCGCCATCTATTGCTAATTCATTTTTGTATTTTGCTACGGATTGCTCTCCTCTAGCATACAAACGTAGTCGCATAAACTCACTCCATTGACTATAAAATCTACATGAGCCGCTGTCTCTTCTAAACCATTCGTATTGTATTGCTTGACCTATTTGTAATCCGTACTCTACAGTGTCTTTTGTAGCGTCAGAAACAAATTGATCTGGAAATGCAGCAGCCTGTATATCTATTGTTACTTCTTTCATTTATTAAGTAATTGACTTACTGAGTTCTTGTTATTATATCTCGCAAAGTTAATGCTTATTTTTGATTGTTTTTGAACGGGTGTATACAAGTGTTTTTGATTTGCCATAATTGCTAAACCAGAACTAATCGCAGCATCAAACTTTGTTCTGTTTGTTATGTCAAATTTAGCCCAGTCTTCTAGTGTTCTTTGAAAATACATACTACCTATATCGTCTTTTTCTCTATAATCTCCTTCAAAATCTAATCCTACATATTTCTCAATATACGACTCAATAGCTGAGGCGTGAGATTGCTTAACATCTTCAGATGAGTTTGGAATACCCCCTAACTCTCTTTCAGTCTTAGATAACTTATTATAAGTTTTATCCGGTCTGTTTAAACAAAAGCCTCGGTATCCTCTATTTTTAAAATGATACAATAAACGAGGTTTATTATTTTCACATAATATTGGCATGCCATAAAATATACACGCCATTAAAACTTCTTCAAAAAATATCTCAGCGGTTTGAGGTCTAGCAATATATTCTAAAAAGAATTCATTACTAGGCGCATCATCCATATTAAATTTTGTCTGTCCATGTAAAGCTCCGTTAGAACCTTTACCTACTACAACTCCTGAAATATCATAAGAGTCACAACCAAACGATCCAATATGTTCATTGCCTGGATACATCTTTCCACCCTTCTTTATCACATTGTTTTGAAGAGAAGCTTTAGGGATGTAAGTTACAAAAAATCTACCTCTTTTATTTGGGCTCCAGATTACCTTAGAATCTTTTATACCATCTTTCCAATGGAACCCACCTTGAGTCATAAAGTGTCCCATATTTATAGAATCATTATAATCTATTTGCTGGTATATTTTTGTTAAATTAAATAATGATTGTTTGCTTTCATCTCTAAACGCATGTGACTCTGTTCTAGGAAACTGTCTATAAAATTCATTTAAAGCGTCAGGATCTGAAGTTAATGATTCAACCTCGTTAGTCCAGTAATCTACAGCCCCTTGAGTAATAGGCTCTTTGTCTATTCCTTTAATAGGTTTGTCTGGATTCTTGAACACAGGCATACCATACATGTCAATAAAACCTTCCATATTCCACTCCATAGGAATAAACAGATTATATAAACCGCTTTTTGTTTGTCCGTTAGAGTTTCTGTTTCTGCAATCAGATGACTCAAATAAATCTTTAAAATTTCTACCACCTTTATCTAACGCATTTGATGTAGATCCCATCATACATTTACCTATGACTTTACTACCTAATCTTAAACATGTTTTGGTTACACGCCAGTTGTTTAATATATTCTCTGGCCTCTCCCATTTACCACTTTCATCGTGTAACAATAACTGTAACTTCTCACCATCATAACTGTTATCAGATGTATTCTTCCAGTCAATTGTTGTGTCTAATCCTTCAAGCTCCTCTTCACTTACTGTATACATATTCTTTTTAGTAATCTTAGAAGCTGGAACACGATAAGCTAATTCTGTTTTAGGCTTATCCATACCATCTTGTATAGGTTTAAAAAAGAAAGGATAGTTGTTTGATATTGGCACTATCTTATCTGTAAACATCTTCTTTGCATCCGCACCAGTTTTTGATAGTATACCTATTCTAGAATCTTTAGTTATTGTCGCTGTGTTAACACCTTCACACGAGCTCATAAATGAAAACCCAGAACGTCTTATTTTTAAATAACACATACCAAAACTTCTTTTATCAGCTTTGCATGCCTCCCAGAATATATAGAACAAACGATTTGCTTCTCTAAAGTCTGGATGACCAACGTCAATCTTTGTCCATTGTAAATACATATAATGTGTTCCTGTAATATAAGTAGGAACACCGTTATTCATAAACCAAAAACCTTCTTCTCTCCTATCAAACTCTTGTTCGATATAATCCACCCATTTGTTCTTGAATTGTATCGGAGCTTCATGCCATTGAAATATTGACTGTATTCTTTTTAATTCTTTACTTATTTCATGCGCCTCCCAATACTGATCATCTTTTTTTTTGGATCTTGAATAAACTTTTGTAGGAGCTTTTGGTAATGCAATATGTAGGCCATTTATTTCTATGACATCACCTATTTGACCTGACTTAGATATAACAACAAAATTATATTTTTCGTTATAACCATAAGTCCAAGTTCTTGCTTTATTCTTTGTAGATAAAACATTTTTTGGAACTACTCTAGTTAGTGTAGTGTATAAGTTATTTAGATCTTGATTCTGCAAATCCTTTAGGGGTATTATTTTTCTTTATATCACCACCCTCTAATAATTGCTTTTCGTCTTCTATTCTTTTAAGGATTTCAAAAGCGTCAAAGATAGCAAGCTTTTTAGTAGCGGCAGCATTCTTTAATCTGTCAGCAGCTAACTCATCATCCTTATCGTATTTAATAATATCTTCTTTAGCTACCTTTATTAATTGTATAACAGCTTTTTCTCCAGCTTTTATTATTTGTTCTTTAATATCTTTAATATCCATTTACATAATCATAGTTATGTTATCTGTAAACATTCTATATAGCTTTTCATCTTCTACATAAAACTCATACTCAGACTCAGGAGTAAAAGAAACTTCGTCTCCTACCTTTACACCTAAGTTTTTTAACTCTTGATTGTTATATTTAACAACACCCATAAGAGGTTCTTCTTTGCCGGTCTTTCCTAAAAAAGATTTTTTTGGCGGAATAGGTTTTATAAAACAATACTTAGAATGGCTTTTCCACTCTTCTTTATTATAATACAAAAAAAATTGATCAAAGTCAATAAAGAATAAATCGTCTTTAAAAAAGCTTTTACCACTTTTCTCACGCCCGTACATGTCATTGTAATATTTAAAAACATTATGATGTACTAAAAGTATGTCACCTATATTGACATCTCCTGAATAATTTATTGGAGTTGACACCACTTGCGCATACCTATTAGCCGTTTTATGATCTTCTTTTGATACGCTAATTAAAAAATCTAAGTCTGCTATTTTCTTTACGTTATCATACCTAGTGCCGTTTACAGGACGTACAATAAATGAAAATGGAGATTGCATTAAAAGTTTATATTATATTCAATAGAAATAGGTAAGGTAGTTTTAAACTCTTTCCATATAACAATTTCTTTATTTTTTTCTATCCAAATCTTATATGAACTTGCGCCTGAGTCGTGCTGTATTAAATGAATAATATAAGATCCTCCAAGAACATCCTGCCCTACTATGTAATGCATAGCTCCAGACTTATAGTCTGCTCCTATTGAAATCTTTCTAATGTCCATTTAATTAAAATGTAGAATCTAATTTTAGCTTTCTGTATGTAATATTTATATATAAAGTTCCATTCCCTGCACTTGGACTAGCAAAACCACCTAATGTTATTCCTGCGTTTTCTGCAATAAATTCAGCAGGTGAAGGATCGTTTTTATATACTTTTTTACTTGCAGCGTTTAATAAAAGCAGTGGCAATGGTTCTTGAATAGCGCCTTGTGTTATATTTAAAGTGTTTACAAAATTATAAGGAGTTGATCCTGGAATCATTAAGCTTACAATTTGACTAACATCATACACATAACCGTCTCCAGGAGGAGCTAGCAATGTGTATGGTTGTGCTGCAATTACTTTTAAATAAGTTTCTGGAATAGCTATTGTAACGGACGTAGTATTTAAGCCAAATAAAGTTTGTAAGTTTTCTAACGTACAAGTTTTAGTGTTTAAATTATTCTCTGCATCTGTTAGCACAAAGTAATCCGGCAGTGTAGGAATTATACTTGAGTACGCTGTGGTATTACTTATTCTAGCCATTGTTTTATTTTATAGGTTCTGCTTCTACTGCTTGCGGTTTTTTAGTGACAATACCTGTTGCTAAATCAATAACAGCATCTTGCCCGTATTTCTCCGCTAATTTTTTCTCTTCAATACCAAACGCACCTCTTAAGTCTTCTAAAGATTTTAGATTCATTTGCTGTCTTAATACATTATCAGCAATCTCTAATTTAGCTTTAGTAAAGTCTTGGTTTAGTTCTTGAATTTTTTTTAATTCGTCTTCAGTTAATTTAATTTCACTCATTTTAATTTATTTTTAATGTTAATTTTATTTATGTAAATATAGTAAATATATTATTCTTCTTCAACCGGTGCCGGAGGAACTGGGTTATCCCATGTAAAGTATAAATCTTCATCTATAGGATGCTTCTCTAAATCTATTTGTTTAGATAAACTTGCTTCCATGTCAGCTACAGGAAGCCCTGCTTTTAGCCAGCTAATAACTACATTCTCAAATCCTTCGTCATTAGCGTAAGGAACAAAAGTTGTTGACGGATCATACTTTAAAGAGTAAGTTCCTATTTGACTAGCGGTGTATTGCGAGTCTTTGTCGTCTTGAGCGGTATACGTCCAATGTACTGTGTAGATTACGTTTTGATTCCCATCTTCTTCGATACGGGCGTTCATTTGATTTATTGTCCATTTATAAAAATTTGCCATTCTTTAATATTTTTACAAAGATAATTATTTATTTTTTAATAATTCTATTTCAGCTTTTAGTTCTTGTATTGACTTAACTAATAATGGAACGATTTTAGAATAGTCAACAGTTTGATATGATGGTCTCTTACCATATTCGGCATCTTTAATTAAATTATGATCATCATCATATTCTGCCTTTTTAACTACATGTTCTTTTTCATAATCTTTATCACCACCAACAGCTTGAGGTAAAACCTCTTGAAGTTCGTGAGCCATGACTCCATAGCTTCTTTCATCACTAATTTTCCATTTAAAATCATAAACAGGTATTTTACTTACCATTTCTAACCCACTAAAACTTTTTAAATCTTCTTTTAATCTATAATCAGAACTTGTTGTAAATAGAGTCGCAGAACCACTTGTTTGTATTTTTCCAACAGCTCCATTTGGATTAAAATATTCTTGTAAATCAGTTAATGCCGTCGAATTACTTGCTTGACATAAAGTCATTCTAGCTTTAGAATCTTTTTTAAATGCACTTCCTGAATTTACTGTAGCACTAGCTACTTCTAAATCTCCAAATATTACACTACCGGTATTAAACGTCATTGAAAAACCATTTGAAACACCTGCATTAGTTTGTGTAAAATATTGCCTAACATTTCCAGAGGTTACATATTCATCCATTTCTAATCTAAAACTAGTACTTGTACCCGAATATTGATATTGGATATAAGGTACGCCTGATTTTTTTGTTAAAACCAAACTTGCGGCCCCTGAAAAACTACCGACATCATTAGGAATTCCGACAGTTCCGCTAGCTGTTATTTTCATTCTATCTATCATGCCACCTAGTGAAGTGTGCGATGTAGAAAATATTAAGTCTCCACAACAACTACTACCCGCAGCGGTTTGACTACTTCTTATTTTAGCCATAGGAAGATTTTCAGTTTGACTTCTGTCTTGAGCAAAAATAATTGAAGCTCCACTCCCTGCGTTAGTAAAACCAATAGGATTTACAAGTCGTAATCCAATTTCTTGTTCTGAAGAACCTGCGGTAAAGACAGTTAATTTATCTCTAGGAGTAGCTGCATTTATTCCGACGTTGCCGCCGTTTACAATATAAACACGTCCATTTCCTGAATTTGTTCCTAGAACTAAAGAACCTGCACTCGCTGATGATATACCTAAATCAGCATCTGATAAGCCGTTTATAGCCCAATCACCTGTTCCTATATAACCTCTTGTTGTTGTATTTTCTACAAATCTTATAGCTGGATGATCACCAACTCTTTTTATTTGTATAACACCATTTACTTCAAGTTTTTCCCCAGGCAAAGTCGTACCGATCCCGACGTTTTGATTAAAATATGGTTGCCCAGAACTATTCCAACTCAAAATAGTATTATAACCATTATTAGCAGCATTAGGAGATATAAAAGCTCCTTCGTTTCTAATAATTATTTCCCTACCGTTTCCATTATAAGCACCACTCGGATTACCTGTTACATCCACGCCAAGTGATAATGTTACTGCGTCTGTTTGGTAATTTGTTCCTGAACTCCCGAGTATTAATACTTTATAAGATCCACTGTAACCAAAATTGCTTGGTAAAGCGGCTCTTCTAGATCCTATATTAATACTACCATCAGCTTTTATCCTCATTCTTTCAGAGGCCGCTACTGTAGTGTCTGTTCCGTCTGTATTATTTGTTTTAAATACAATATCACCTTTATACCAAAAACCACTGTTAGTTTCAAAATCAATAGATTGCATAACCGCACCGTTATTAGAATAGCCTCTTGCTTGACCAATAATTCTTGATATTGTTAAACCTGCAACTCCATCAGCCGCAGTGTTTGTTAATACTATATCTTGCTGCCCTCCTTGTAAATGTAAATCTCCATAAATATTAGTACCCGTACCTATTCCGACATTACCAGTAGAGCTAAGTATCATTTTAGGTGTACCTGAGCCTCCAGCGTAAAATCTTAAATTTAAACCTGTTTCAGCAAATATACCAGGATCTCTGTTAGTGTTTCCTTCCCAATAACCTGATCGTGTAAATCCACCTTCGTTAGTGGAATTAGCGGCATTTTTTAATCTAAAACCTTCACCATTTATTGAATCTACTCTTCCTGTAAAAGTTGCAAATCCTGCAAAGGTTGCGCTTGTATTATTTAAACTTAGAACTGTAGCATTCCCACATTGCATTTCAAAATTCCCCCCAGTGCTACCACTTGCATTTAATGACACTGTTTCACTTGACTGACTAACTCCTATATATAACCCTGCAAAATTTGAAGCATCTGTATAGTGTAAAAAGTTAGCAACAGATCCAGCAGTGCCCCTAAATACACTAAGATTTCTACTTGTTGGTGCGGTTCCAATACCAACCTTTCCAGAAACTTCAAAACTCCCTGTTATATTTTCGCCACTTAATATTCTTATTGCCATAATTATTTATTTAACATGTTGATGGATAACCTGAATCTACAACACCTTGATTTGTTGATATTTTTATATAGGTTCTGTTTCCATTCCCGCTAGATGATGGCGGTATAGTATAATATCCAGCTGCAAGTACACTTGTACCTGCACTGTCAGAATAACAGATGTCTCCTGCCGTTGGGTACTGACCACTACCGTTATGATAATATGTTTGATTCAATGGATTCAAGTTACCATTAAAATTACAATTTGCTAAAAACACACCCATTTGAGATGAACTGTATGATGTGGTTGTAGGAAAACTTCTTCCATAAAACTCAGAAAATTTATGGGGTGCAGACTGATTTACAGGCGGATTAGCTGTTTGATATATTTTAACCAGTGAACCAGCTTGAGGCGTTGACGCTCCAGCTAATTTAGTATTAGCCGTAGTACCTGCTCTAGACGCTTCTACGTTTATCATGTTTGCCGATATAGGGTTTCCTGGTTGTGGTAATGCCATTATTTTATTTATTTTTATGTGTAATAATTTGTTGTGGTACTAAACGTAGATCCTAATATTTTTAGTATGTGTGTGCCGCCTGTTGGGTTTTGAAGACCAACATCCATCCAAAGTCCCGCATAATAAGTGCTTGAATTGAGATCAATCCTAAAACAAACTTCAAGATTTGATGTCAAGTATATAGCGCTACTCATAGCGCTAGTACTGCCATTGTTTACTGTTCCTTGAGCTATAACTGTATTACTTCCAGCATAAGCATATCCCGAGTGTTGTAAATCTACTATTGAGCTTTGGCCATATACATAACCATAGAATTTAGCTAAAAACATTATGCTAGCACTTGGTACCATATTGGTTTTTATGTGCCAATAACCCGCCGATCCACTTCCTGTTGCTCCATGAGCTATACGAGTATAATATCTATGACTTCCGTTAGCATGAAGATCTACAATACCACCATTATCACCAGCTGAAGAATTTCCTACAACAGCTCCAACACCATCAGTATAATCACTTGTAGTTCCTGCAATAACTGGGCCTGTAAAATTAGCAACACCATCATGATCAATACTAAGTTTTACACTAGCAGCACTTCCATTGTAAAATTGTATAGGGGAATTATTATTAATACCCATACCAAAACCTTGTACTGCGATACCAGCTGCTAACGTATCAGCGGTTCCTCCTGAATTAAATATATAACCGCTTTGTCCTGCGTTTCTAAGCCAAATTCTTGAACTAAACTGACCTTGATTATTAACTCTTAAAACACTTTCATTCGCTGTTCCGTCACCTTCTATTGCTAATTTTTGACCAGGATCATCTGAATTAATACCTACCTCACCTCCACTTTTTATTATCATTGATAACCCTGAGGCCGCTGAGCCCGTGCCTGAACCATGAGTAAAAAATTTTAATCCTACTCTATCTGCATCTGAACCGTTCTGATAACCTGATATACCTGCTGTTCCAGTACCTAAAGCAAATCCAATACCACCCGTATTATTTTGATCACCGGTTGTACCTCCTCTAATTAAAATACCACCCGTATCTCTTCCCCCAGATCCAGTTGGATCATAGTTGTTTATTGGAACAATATTTAAAGCACTCGGTAAATCACTATTCACAGGCCCTATATTGACTCTTCCTCCATCTTGAATAAACATTTCTGTTGTAGTTCCTCCGTCGGTTGAAAATATTATACCTTCACTTGCATTATTTGGTCTTGCAAACAATCCTAAACTTTGATTTGTTGGCCCTGTTATATTTCTTTGAGATCCATCACCTAGTGTAATCCCATCAGTGGTTATACGAGCTATATCTGTTCCGTTACTAAAAAACCTATAATAAGTAGGAGAAGCGAAGCCTAAATAACCCCACATGCCACCACCAAATATTTCATAATCGTTATTTGTTCCAAAAAATAATTGACCTTGATTAGCCGCTGCTTTTAAATAAAGATGACCTTCTAAAGTTGATGTTCCATCATTGGCTATAGTAAGCTTTTTAGACGTTACACCGCCGTCACTTGTGTAAAATTCAAAGCTAGTGTTACCCCCTGTTGACTTTGAATATATTTCAGCCGTTCCTGCTGTCGAATTATATTGTAATTGAAATGAATTATTTACACTAGGGGTTGCACCCATAATGTAAACTACCCCGCTAGTGTCTATCCGTAATTTTTCTGAATCAGCCGTTGCAAAATACATACTATCGCCAACAACACCTATTTGATTACCTAAGGCAGTTGAAGAACTATTATCAGAAATAGCAATATAAGCTGTTCCGTCTGAAGATTTGAAGTTTGCCACATTATTTGCAGTACTAGACGAAACTGTAAATCTAGAATCAGGGTTAATAATTCCTACCCCTAAGTCTCCACCGTTAAACCAAGAATCACCTAATGCCTTTAGTTCAACACCAACTGTTGATGCATTGGATTGATATAAAGAAAGCACAGCAGGATCGCCGCTGCCACCAGGATTAAAAAACCCCCTTAATTCATTATTATCAGCTGCTGTTGTATACCATTTTTGTTGACCATGCACTGTTAATGGCGCTGTAGTCGAATCAGTTCCAATTCCTACATCTGATAAAAAATAAGTTGCATATCCAGTGTAGCCTGAAAGATGACTTACTATATTACCACCCGCTGCCGATACATCTAAAAATCCATCTGAGCCTAATTGGCCCATTTCTATAATATTATTATTTGAAGTCGCTGATGATGTTATTGTAAATTTATTACCATCCGCTGAAGCAGGAATTTGAACTGCACCGGTAACAATCAAATTACCGTTTATATTTTCGCTACTTAATAATCTAATTGCCATAAAGAGTAGAATTTACACAAAGATAATCAATTATAGATTACCTTTTATAATTACTCGTCGCCTGGCGGAAGTGGTTCTGGTGGCTCTGGAGCCCAAGGCATTGGAGCGTTTTCATTCTCTGGAGTAATCTGATTGTTTATTTGATTTGAAATAACCTCTTGCGGATGATCCCAACTAGGATATGTCGCTACAACCCACTGTATAGCCTCATCTTCAGTTAAGTCTTGTAAAGGAACAAAACTTGAAGGATCCGGTGCACCCACAGGGATTGATCCATTAAAAGTTCCTTCATACCCTGAATCTGAATCAGTGCCAATATAGTCGAATTTAACTACTGTGACTACATCGGTTAAATTATCTAATGATGGAGCCATTAACATTTGTGTTATTTTATAAGAATATGTTACATTCATAGTTGCAAAGAT